CCGGAATAGAGTGGTTCTATCACTGCCCACTGTGCATCTGTCAGGCCGCTCGGGTACGCCTGCCGCACTTTATCGCTTCTTTTCATGTGTTTATTTTACTACTTGAGTCGGCTTTTGTGAATATGGGTTCTAATTCAGAGGGGATTCACGTGTGGCTATCTCTATCTGAGGTCGAGATGGCTGATCAAAGCGTCCTGCAAAACCTTTGAAAAGTTGATGTTCTGTTTTTCCGCGAAGGTATTGAGCCATGCGGGAATCGTCAGGTTTTTGCGGACGGCCTTGTCCCCGTATTTTTCAGCATAGCTGTCCATATCAAGCGCCAAAAGACTGACAAACCCGCCTTTTGGGGCTGATACTGCGTCAGGGCGGCTCGCCGGGGGAATGGGGTTTCCGTCCTCCAGCTCGTCGAGCACCCAGCCGGACGCGGCGTCCTCGGCCATCAGGATTGCATCGGCAAGAGTGTTTCCTTCCGTAACGCATCCGGGGAGATCTGGAACGGTGACGGTATAGCCTTCCCCGTTTTCAAAAGGGACAAGGCAGGCGGGGTAAACAAGTTTCATGTCTGGGCCTCCTTTTCAATTATGCCCGCGGGGCTTATTTCAGCCCCGCCTGCATCAGGATGGAATCTGCGGTTTTTCGGTCAAGGTCGCCGCCATGCTGTGGGATGGTAACCTTCCCCGGTTTCGTGGGATGCTTGAAGTGCTTGTGCGAGCCTTTGGTGTTTTTGTGATACCAACCGTCCGCTGTTAGTATCTTTTCAAGTTCTCTGGCCGTCATACCGTTTCCTTCTTACAATTATATTATACGCATAATGCGCATAAACGTCAGGCGTTTTTATAAATTTTTCTGAAGGAGGTGAGCTGATGGCGCGGCCGTCAAAGCCGGTGATTGTTCTTGAGATGGAAGGATGGTCGCACCGGACAAAAGAAGAACTGAAAACGAGGCAGGCCGGGGAAGCGAAGACGCTCTCCGGCCTGCGGCTTTCCGAGCGGCCGGAGGTCAAGGCGGACGCCGCCGCGCATCGGGAATTTCTGCGGCTGAAAAAGCTGCTGGGCGCGATGGAAAAGGACGACGCGGCATACACCGGAATCATCAACCGATACTGTCAGGTTTACGCGGAATGTCTTTCGCTTTCCGAGCGGCGCGAACGGTTCGAGCTGGGAATCGAAGAACTCCGGGAAGGGTATGGCCGCGGAGAAATTGAAGCCGGACAGTATTATAAATTGCTGCGCGACATGCAGAAGAATATCAACGCTGTGGATAAAATTGCGGATTCCAAGCGGCAGATGCTGCTCGCGATTGAAAAAGAATGCTGTCTGACGGTGGCGGCGGCGCTGCGTGCGGTGCCAAAAAAGCCATCTGAAAAAGAGAACACCGACCCGATGGCCTCGCTGCTGGGGCGGCGGGCATGAGTGAAAGGGAGGATAAAGAAGTGGAAAAGGTTAAAAAGTGCCTGAACTGGTTTGCAAAAAACATTCCCAAGGCCGCGCCGGATCTTTTGGCGCTGGCCGGAGGGTATCTGGTCGCGCAGGGCGCATGGATGATTTACCCCCCCTGCCGGAATGATCGTCGGCGGGCTCATTGTGATTGCAGCGGCGGTCATCGTTGGAAGGGCGGGTGAAAGCGGATGATTTTTGACAAGGGTATTCGGAGGATGCGCAATGAGACGCAGTTTTTAACGATGGATGACCCCGCCGGATGGCGGACGAGAGCCCCGGACAGCTCAAAAAGCGGAGCCATGAAGCTGTCGGCGGTCAACCGCTGCGTAGAGGTTCTTTCCGATTCGCTGGCCAAGCTGCCCAGTTATATCATGCTGGAAGGGGACAAGCGGCGGCTTGACACACACCCGGTGCTGAACCTGCTGGAAGGGCGTCCGAATGAGCTGATGGCCCCCGCGGTTTACAAAAAGCTGATGGAGGCAAACCGCCTGCTTTGCGGAAACGCCTTCGCGCTGATCGTCCGCTCGGGATATTCGGCGCGCCCGGTGGAGTTGCTCCCCATACCGGGAGAGCTGGTGCAGCTCCGGTTCGATGACAACGGGCATCTCTGGTATGTCTGCACCAACCCGAAAACAAAGGAGCGCCGCAGAATCCCGCAATGGGACATGCTGCATTACAAGGCATTTTCCTACGATGGGATCACCGGCGTTTCGGTGCTTTCCCGCGCGGCCGACGTGGTAGCGACCGGGAGGGCGGCGCAGTAGTATGAGGGCAGCTTCTACGGGAAGGATGCGCGGCCTTCCGGCGTGCTGACGCTCAGCGGCAACATCGACAAGGAAGCCAAGGACAAAATCCGCAGGGAGTGGGAAGAAATTCACTCCGGGGCGGACAAGGCTTTCCGCATTGCGGTGCTTGATCTGGGGATGCAGTACGCCCCGATCGGGGTCAGCCAGCGTGACGCACAGTTTGTGGAATCCAAGGCGGTGACAGTGGAGGATATCGCCCGATTCTTCTGAGTTCCGCTGCACAAGCTGATGGCGGGAAAGCAGGCTTACAATTCGAACGAGCAGAACTCCATCGAGTACGTCAACGGAACAATCTCTCCGATCGCAATCCAATGCAATCAGGAGGACACTGCTAAGCTGCTGTTCGATTCGGAGATTGCGCGGGGGATGCGCGTCAAGCGGAACCTGCTCGCTGAATTGCAAGGCGACGTGAGAAGCAGGGCCGAATGGTACAAGGCCATGCGGGATACGGGGGTGTTTTCTCCGAATGACATCCGGGCTTTGGAGGATATGCCGGAGGTCGATGGCGGCGACACGCTGGACGCGAACCAGTTCTGGCGGGCGATGGTGCGGGATTATTATCTCGGCAAGGGCGGGTACGCCTATATCCACCGCAGCCGGGGGAAGTGGAAAAGCCTGCACTATGTCGAGGAAAGCCGGGTGTCGGTCTATAAAAATTCCGACCCCATCTTCAAGGATTATACCCTCGGGGTCAACGGCGCGGTCTATCAGCCGTTTGATTTTCTGAAAATTCTGCGCAACACCGCAGACGGCGCACAGGGCGTACCGATCACCGCCGAGAGCGGAAAGCTGATCGAAACGGCCTATAACGCACTGGTGCTCGAAGGAACGCTGGTGAAAAAAGGCGGAAACAAACGGGGGTTCCTGAAAGCAAAAAGCCGGTTAACGCAGGAAAAGATGGATATGCTCCGCGCGGCTTTTCGGGACCTCTATTCCAACGACGTTGAAAACGTGGTGGTTCTCAACGAGGGGTTGGAATTTCAGGAAAGCAGCAATACGGCTGTGGAAATGCAGCTCAACGAGAACAAAACCGCAAACGCGGCGGAGTTTGCGAAGATCTTTCACGTGTCGCCCGACGCGGTGGCCGGAAAGGCCGGCGATACCGCGGGCCTTGCAAAGCTGGCGGCGGTTCCGCTGATGAAAACAATCGAATGCGCCCTGAACCGGGACTTTCTTCTGGAAAAGGAGAAGGGCCTTTTCTATTGGGCATTTGACACCAAGGAGCTGCTGAAGGGCAGCCTCAAGGAGCGGTACGACGCGTACAAAACCGCGCTGGACGCGAATTTCATGCAGATTGACGAGGTGCGGTATCAGGAGGACATGGAGCCGCTGGGTCTCTCGTGGATTCGTCTGGGCTTGCAGGATGTGCTCTATGACCCGAAAACGCGGACAGTCTATACACCGAACACCGACCGCTCGGCCGCACTGTGGAGCGGTAAGCCGGGCGCGGGGTTGACGGGCGGCGGGAATGATGGTAGCATGGAAGAACGGGGAGGCTTCAACCCCTACCGCGGCGCGGACGGGAGGTTTGCGCCGGGGCCGCATAAGGCGAAGAAGGGGAAAAAGCGCGGTTCGAAAGGGAACCGCAGGCGCAAGACCCGCACGCGGATGAGTAAGGCTGAACACGAGCGGGTCAGCTCCGACTTTTTCACCGACTTCCCCAAAGCGGAAGTTGGGAGCGTACAAAAATACGAGAACCGGAATCATCAATACAGGGTCGAGGTGCTCGGTCCCGGAAAATACCGTTTTCAGTCCAAAAAAATGTTGAAATAACCAGGAGGCGTGGAGTATGGCAAAGAAAAGCGTATTTCACAGAATCATGGAAAAGCGGCTGAAGTATCTTCTGGAAGACGAAAGCGTCAGTAAAATGAGCATTCAAGGCTATGGCACAGTGCGGGAAAACGTGCTGGACCTTTTGGACCTATGCGAGGATTTCGGCTATGAGGAAGAGCTCTTGAGTTTTACCGAAAAAAATCCAGACGCGACGGATATGGAGCTATGGAAGTATTATTCTTCGGTCTCTCCCGGCTTGGAAATCGTCCCTGATGAAGAGTGGAACGAGGAAGAGGACGAAGAGGAAGAGGAGGAAGAAGAGGAAGAATGGGACGAAGAGAAAAACAGGGAGCGGAAAAAGGTTGAACGGGAGCTTTGGAAGCTGCTGCGCCCCTATATCGGGGAGAGCCCTGTTGAAGAGTTCAGCGTAACCGAGGATAATGTTGAAGATTTGATCGGCTATGCGTTTTATTGCGGCGTGGAAGAAAAATTGCTGGCTGAGGTGAAAGCGAATCCGAAAGGGGATTTCTGGAGCTTTCCGCGGCTAATCCCCCTTTTCAATAGGGACGAAGAGCAGGACGGTGAGGAGGATAAAGAAGGTGAGGAATGGAGTGAAACCGAGCTGGCTCTTTGGAGCTGGCTGTGGCCCTTTGTTATAAGAAACCCTACGGAAAAACCGACCGTAAGCATAGACGACGTTGAGGACCTGATTGTATTCGCATCCAGCGCCGGAATAGAAAAAAGACTGCTGGACGAAGTGAAAGCAAATCCGAAAGGGAACTTCTGGGATTTTTTAAGGCTATTTTTTGTTTAGGCCGAGAAGGGGTGAAGCCGGCGCGCGGGCTGATGATTACGCCGGAGGGGATCGAATATTTGCAGAACAACAGCGCAATCGGAAGGGCGCGGGCATTTCTCAAATCCCTCAGGGAAAGCGTGCCGGGGATTTAAAAACAACTGCATGGCCAATCGCGAAAGCCGCCTGATGAGGGCGGTTTTTTCATGCGGTTTTTCAAGATGCAAGGAGGCGAGAAAGAATGAAAATTGAAATCAGGGCGGACGGCGCCCATATTTCCGGCTATGTCAACGCGACCGAGAAAAAGAGCCGCCCGGTGGTGACGCCGCGGGGCAAGGTGGTCGAGGAAATCGAGCCGAGGGCGTTCGAGAGGGCCATCGAGCGGGCTGGGAACATCAATGTCACCGTAGACCACGACAGCACCCACGTCTACGCGAGTACCGAGGACGGCACCCTGTCGCTGTACGAGGACGCGATCGGGCTGCACGCCGACGTGCTGGTGCGCGACCCGGATTTGATCGGGCTGGCCAAGGCAGGCAAGGTCCGGGGCTGGTCCTTCGGTATGTATAACGTGAAGGACGAGCTGGAGCCGAGAGCCGACGACCTGCCGCTGCGCCGGATCAGGGAGCTCGACCTCGACCACATCACCCTTGTGGTGAAAAAGAATCCGGTTTACTCGGCGACTTCGGTGGAGCTGCGGGCAGACGCCGAGGTGGACCTTGAGGAACGGGCGATGGATGATCCGCCGAGGGTAACGGTCGAACAGACCACCCCGCCTGCGGACGGTCTGAGCGCATACAAAAAGCGCTTGGAAGCAATTAAGAAACAGGAAAGCCGTTAAACAACCCTCCCCCGCACCTCAGCGGCCGGCCGAATGGCTTCGGCCGCTTTCGCCTGTGGGGGAGACAGCGGGAAATTTCTAAGCGAAAGCGGAAATTTCCGCGTCATGCGGGGGCAAAGCCCCCATGAAAACCCAGTGGGAAAATTCAAAAAACCTGACAGGAGGAACGAAAGATGGCAAATCTGAAAGCACTGACCGAAAAGAGGGCGGAGAAGCAGACCGAGATGGAGCGGCTGCTGAAGCTCGCCGAAACCGAAAACCGCGCCATGAGCGAGGAGGAAACCGCTGCGTTTGACGCCTGCGAGCAGGAAATCCGCGCGATCGATGAGACCGTTGCCCGCGAAGAGCGCGCCCGCGGCATCGCCGACAAGCCCGCTCCCGCCGCCGGAGGGAAGGAAAAGACCGTCGAGGAACGCGCCGCCGAGGAGGAGCGGGCTTTTGCCGATTATGTGATGGGCAAGAAGCTCGAGCTGAGGACCGGCGAGCAGAATATGACGATGGGAAACAACGGGGCGATCATCCCGACCACCATCGCCAACAAGATCATTAAGGCGGTTAAGGACCGCTGCCCGATTCTTGCCGGGGCGACCATTTACAACGTCAAGGGCACCCTCAAGGTGCCGGTATGGGGCAAGGCGAACACGACCCACGACATTGCGGTGGGTTATCAGACCGAATTCACCGAAATTACCGCCGACGCGGGCGCTTTTACCTCGGTTGACCTCTCGGGCTATCTGGCCGGGGCGCTGACCCTGATCGGCAAGAGCGTCGAAAACAACGGCAGTTTCTCGGTGGTGGACTTCATCGTGTCCCAGATGGCCGAGGAAATTGCTGCTTTCATCGAGAAGGAACTGCTGACCGGCACCAGCAGCAAGGCCACCGGGGCACTTTCCACCACCACTACGGTGACCACCGCCGCCGCCACTGCGATCACCGCCGACGAGCTGATCGAGCTTCAGGCGAAGGTGAAGCAGGTCTACCAGAGCCGCGCCTGCTGGACCATGAACCCCGCGACCTTTACGGCGATTAAGAAGCTCAAGGACGGCAACGGACGCTATCTGCTTCAGGATGACGTGACCGGGGAGTTCCCCTACCGTCTGCTTGGCAAGCCGGTATATCTCTCGGATAATATGCCGACTGTCGCCGCCAGCGCCAAGGCAATCCTGTACGGGGATTACAGCGGCCTTTCGGTCAACTTCCGGGAAAACATCAGCATTGAGGTGCTGCGGGAGAAATACGCCACCCAGCACGCAATCGGCGTAGTGAGCTGGTTTGAATTCGATTCCAAGGTCACCGACAACCAGAAGCTGGCTGTTCTGGTGATGAAGGCGTCGTAATGCTGGTGCGGGCGAGGGCAAGCTTCGCCGGGTCTTGCACGATGTATGCGGGGGAAACCCGGGAACTGGCTGACGGGGAGGTCCTGCGGGATCTCCTCGCAGCCGGGTATGTCGAGAAAGAACCGGAGAAGCGGCCGGAAGAGGGAAAACGGCCCAAAGCGGTAAAGCGGAAGGGGTGAACCGGAATGAAGCCCTCAGAAATCAACGCGCAGACGGTGCTCGGCTTTCTGCGGCTGGACGGCGAGCCTGATGACGTGTCTCCTGACACGCTGCTGGCCGCCGCCAAAAGCTATATCATGAGCTACACCGGGCTGGATGAGGCGGAAATGGATCTGCACGAGGAAATTTCCATTGCGATTCTGGTACTCTGTTCGGACCTCTACGACAACCGGCAGACGGCAGTGGAAAGCGACAAGGTGAACCGGACGGTGCGGAGCATCCTCGATCTGCACTCCACCAATCTGCTTTAAGGAGGCCGCCGGATGGATGCGGGAAAGTTGACTGAACGGGTGAATCTGCTGCGGCTCGCGGCGGACGGGACAAATTACCGGTGGGCGGAAGCCGGAAAGCTCTGGACCGCCGCCGAACAGAAGGAAAAGACCAACCTCTTTTCGAGCGTTGGCATCGGGGCGCGGTCGGCCGAATTCATCGTCCGGCGCTGTGGGCTGACCCTGCACGATGCGTTTTGCTGGCGGGGGAAGCAC